CAACAAAATCTGATCTCGTAGAAAAAGTAGATTCTTACCTAAACTACGTAGTTGAGCAGTGGATGGAAGACAATAAGCTGGCAGTTCAAACTGGCTTACGTACTGAAATCGCTGAAACATTCATGAACAAGCTGAAAGACGTATTCCTAGAGTCTTATATCGAAGTTCCAGAAGATAAAGTTGACTTAGTCGACGAATTAGCTGGCCAGGTAGAAGAACTTGAAGAAGCTCTTAATGCTCGTACTGAAGAAGCGCTAGAACAAGCCAAGGCAATCGAAGACTTTACACGCGCAGCTATTGTAGCTGAAGCAGCTAAAGATCTTCCTGATACACAAGCTGAGAAGCTTGCAGGTCTTGTCGACTCTATCGATTTCGAAGACGAAGAAACATTCACTAAGAAAGTTTCTGTAGTCAAAGAAGCTCATTTTACAGCGCCAGCTGTGGAATCAACCATTGCTGAAGAAACAGATGTTGATGCGGAAGCTGATACAGAAGAAGTTTCTGCAACAATGGCGACATATTTGTCAGCAATTAGAAAACAAACTAAATAAGGGAGATCCAAGAGATGGAATCTTATTCTAACTTGGTCGAAAAGTGGGGACCGGTTCTTAATGAAGAAACAGCTGGTACCATTCGAGACAACCACAGAAAGCAAGTAACTGCTGCTCTGTTGGAAAATACTGAGAAAGCTCTTACTGAAGAGCGTGCTCAACTAAACGAAGCCGCACCTACAAACGCAACAGGCTCAAACATCAATAACTGGGATCCAGTATTGATCAGCTTGGTACGTCGTGCTGCTCCAAACCTTATTGCACACGATCTAGCATCTGTACAGCCTATGAACGGCCCAACAGGTCTTATCTTTGCAATGAAGTCAAAGTTCTCATCACAAGGTGGATCTGAGGCTTTATTTAACGAAGCTGATACACAGTTCTCTGGTACTCAAGCAACTCCAGCAAATAACGTTGCTGATGGTGCTGACGGTTCAGGATTGCTTAGTTACGGTGGTGACTCTGCTATGCCTCAACCAAACCACGGTTCTGGTATGGCAACAGACTCTGCTGAAGCTCTTGGATCATCTGGTTCAACAGACTTCGCAGAAATGGCATTCAGCATTGAGCGTCAGACTGTGACTGCAAAGTCACGTGCTCTAAAAGCTGAGTACTCATTAGAGTTGGCTCAGGATCTTAAAGCGATCCACGGTTTAGACGCAGAATCAGAATTGGCAAACATCTTGTCAACTGAGATTCTTGCTGAGATCAACCGCGAAATCATTCGTGTGATCAACGCTGCTGCTAAGCCTGGTGCTCAAACAGCTCAGATCACTAAGAAAGGTCTTATTGACTTAGATACTGATGTTGATGGTCGTTGGTCCGCAGAGAAATTTAAAGGTCTCGGCATCCAAATCGATCGTGAAGCTAACCAAATTGCCAAAGATACTCGTAGAGGAAAAGGTAACGTGATGGTATGTTCATCTGACGTTGCTTCTGCTCTAGCATCAACAGGTATGTTAGACTACTCACAAGTACTTGCTTCAAACACATTGAATGTCGACGACACAGGTAACACATTTGCTGGTACTTTGAATGGTCGCATGAAAGTGTACATTGACCCATATGCAACAGTCGATTATATCACTGTTGGTTATAAGGGTACAAACCCATACGACGCCGGTCTTTTCTACTGCCCATACGTACCATTAACAATGATGCGTGCAGTTGCTGAAGATACATTCCAGCCAAAAATTGGTTTCAAGACACGATATGGTCTTGCATCAAACCCATTTACACCTGGATCATCTAACGGCTTAGGTACTCCTCGTCAGAACCAGTACTACAGAATTATGCGTGTGGATAACATTCTTAACACATAAGAATAGGGATAACCTATCAAACTGGGGCGCTTCGGCGCCCTTTTTTTTGTATAAATACATACATGATAAAGCTTACAGAAAATGCAGAAGAATATTTAAAAAAGGTTGGTAACCCACATGTATCGCTAAATGTAAAAGGCGGTGGATGTTCTGGCTTTCAATACGAATGGGGTACGACAGATAAAGAACCAACAATAGGAAATCTATGGTTAGATCCTATGGCAGAAATGTTTGTGTTTGGTTGTACAATAGATTACGTAGAAGAGCTTGGCGGATCTTATTTAAAGGTCGTAAACCCTAATGCAACAGCATCGTGCGGATGTGGTGAAAGCTTTGCTGTATAGGAGATATAAATGGTTTATAATATAAATGAAAATTATTTAGAACCAACAGGATTTAAATTAGTCTTGGACAGAAAATTTTATCCTAAGACAGAATATTTTGTAACTAGTGTAACTCATCCAGACGTTACTCTTGCCGGCGTACAAGTTCCTTTTAAGTCTATAAATACATATCAGCCTGGTGATAGATTACAATTTAGTGAACTAGTAGCAAATATAGTAATGGATGAAAACTTAGTTAACTATACAGAAATGTATGATATACTAAAAGAAACAGTACAAGTAAATGAAATAAATAGATTTACTAGAGATGTTACACAAAAACCTCTAGACATGGATTTAAAACTATATACATTGACAAGTAAAAATAATGCTAATAAAGAAATTACATACTATGATGCTAGACTTACATCAATCGGAGGAATGGAATTAGAATCAACTAGAGCAGATATACAGTATATTACTGTTCCTCTTTCATTTGAATTTAACTACTTTGAAATTAAATAAATAACTATATAATGGAGTTATATTATGAATCTTGAAACTGTACTCGAGATGTGGAAAAAAGACTCTGAGATACCTCAGTATAATCTTGATGAAACATCTAGACAAACCCCAACGCTACATGCAAAATATATGGAGTTTATGTCCATAGCCCGTCTTCAGATGAAAAAAGCTGAGATGGATCAGAAGACTTTACTTAAAAAGAAGTGGCTATACTATAATGGCAAGATGACTCAAGAACAAATTGAGAAAGAAGGATGGGACTTTGATCCGTTTGAAGGACTAAAAGTTCTCAAAGGTGAGATGGATTATTATTATGATGCCGATACCGATATACAAAAGTCTGAAGAAAAAATAACGTATTATAAAACTTACATCGAGACACTTACTGAGATTATAAATGTATTAAAGTGGAGACATTCTACTATAAAAAATATTATTGATTGGAGAAGGTTCGAATCGGGTGGATAAATTAGTTGTAAGTCAGAAGAATCATTCTGTTATGTCAGTACAAACTGATATGGGAATAGCTACAGAACTGACAGACTTCTTTTCATTTTTTGTTCCAGGCTATAAGTACATGCCAGCATTTCGTAATAAAGTGTGGGACGGCAAAATAAGGTTGTATAATTCACAGGCACAAGAATTACCTGTTGGATTATTTCCATATTTGCAGGATTTTTGTAATCCACGTAACTATGAGGTCGAGGTAAAGCATAATAAATTTTATGGCCTGCCAGGTGATACGGTCGACGTAGATCCCGCAGAGCTAAGTGCATTTATTAATGGCTTGTCTCTATCTACAAAAGGTCAGAGAATCAATCCGCGTGACTATCAGATAGAAGCAATATGCGAAGGTCTACATCGTAAACGATCTATATTACTCAGTCCTACTGGTTCAGGTAAGTCATTAATAATTTACGTATTGATGAGATACTTACTAGAGAAGACAAACAAAAAGTGTTTGATTATTGTACCTACAACTTCTCTTGTACAACAGATGTATACTGACTTCGAAGACTATTCACAATATGATAATGACTTTGTCGTTGAGAATGAATGTCATAGAATATATTCAGGCAAAGAAAAAAATGTAGGACAAAGTATTATTATTTCTACGTGGCAATCTGTATATAAACTACCTGGTAAATGGTTCGAACAATTTAGTACAGTCTTTGGTGATGAATGTCATGGGTTTAAATCTAAGTCTCTTACATCTATAATGAATAAATGCCGTGAGGCTGAATATAGATTCGGTACAACAGGTACATTAGATGGTACACAAACACATAGACTTGTGTTAGAAGGTTTGTTTGGCAAAGTTTATAATGTTACGACAACTAAAAAATTACAAGAAGAAGATACACTAGCGCCATTACAAATTAATGTATTACTACTTAAATACCCTGAGCATATAAGAAAAACCTTTGGTAAAAGAGACTACCATGATGAAATAGATTATATTGTTACAAATGAAGCGAGAAATAAGTTTATAAATAATCTTGCATTAGATCAAAACGGTAATACTCTTATATTATTTCAATTTGTAGATAAGCATGGGAAGCCTTTATATAATCTGATTAAATCCAATGCAGAAGAAAAGCGAAAAGTTTTTTATGTATCAGGAGATGTAGAAACTGCGGATAGAGAAGCTATTCGTAAAATAGTGGAGAAACAAAAAAATGCAATTATCGTTGCCTCATTGGGTACGTTTAGCACTGGGATCAATATTCGTAATTTGCATAATATTATTTTTGCCTCTCCCTCAAAATCTCAAATTAAAGTCTTGCAATCAATTGGAAGAGGACTTAGAAAATCAGACGATTCTAGGACTACGAAGCTCTTTGACTTGGCGGACGACTTGCATTGGAAAGGACGTAAGAACTACACCCTAACCCATAGTGCGGAACGAATTAGAATATACTCAAAAGAATCTTTTAACTATAAAATATACGAGATAGAGTTTAAAACATGACCGAAGAAGAAATAATACAATTAAAATTATCGAGCGGCGAAGAAGTATTGTGTGAGATTATTCAATGGGATGATCAACATAATGCAACTATACTTGTAAAAAATGCTTTCGAGATAGTATTCTTACAATCACCTACAGGAGCTATGAGGTTATGTACTCTTCGACCATTTATGGTTGGCCAAATAGAAGAGGGATATAACATTGCATTGAACGGAGACTTAATTGTTTCTCAAGCAAGTCCGACCCGAGAAATATTAAATAACTATCGTGATACGCTTGATGAATATTTAAAGTTCAACGAGGGCCCGACAGACGAAGAATTAAAAGAAATAGAAAAAGAAGAAATGGCAGAGAACATATTACCATTCCCTAGAGTAGATAAGAGTAAGTTGCACTAGGTATACCACCCACCTCAAAAAACCTCTATTAATTATACACCAGTTTTCAGGGTTTGTACACCCCTAAAACGCATTTTTTTTATATTTTTTTTAAAAAAATTAGTGTACATCGCCGTAAAAATATTGTATGATATAAGTGAAAGGACAAGTTATGGCAAGAACTAAACGTCAAAGTATTCACTACGTTAATAATGCAGACTTCTCGGCTGCAGTTGTTGAATACGTAACAGAAGTTAGAAAAGCTAAAGCAAAAAATGAGCAGCTCCCTATTGTAACAGATTACATAGCATCATGCTTTCTCAAGATAGCAGAAGGCTTATCTCATAAATCAAACTTTATTCGTTATACATATAGAGAAGAGATGGTAATGGATGCTGTTGAGAATTGCTTAAAGGCAATAGAAAACTATAATTTAGAAACCGCAACAAGAACTGGAAAACCAAATGCATTTGCATATTTTACTCAAATCACGTGGTATGCATTTCTCCGTCGTATTGCTAAAGAGAAAAAGCAACAAGACATCAAACTCAAATATCTCACTAGTTCGGGATTAGAAACGTTTGTTGAAGTAGAAGGTGACACATTAGCGAACACCGTGGCTCAACAGTTTGTAGACTTCCTTAAAGATCGTATAGATAAAGTAAAAGCTACAGATGACGCAGTAAAAGAATTCGTCAAAAAAGAAAAACGCAAAAAGCGTGAGATGAAAGTTGATTCTGATTTAAGTGAATTTTTAAAATGAAAGTAGCAATAATCAATGACACCCATTGTGGCACTCGCAATTCTTCTGACATATTTCTCGATAACGCAGAGAAATTTTATAGTGATGTATTTTTTCCTTATCTTTTGGAAAACGATATTCGTCATATTATTCACCTGGGTGATTTCTTCGATAATCGTAAATTCATTAATTTCAAGTGTCTTAATAGGATTAGGAGTTGCTTTCTTAAACCGTTACGACAGTACGGCATTACAATGGATATCATTCGTGGCAATCATGACGTATTCTATAAGAATACTGGTGAACTGAATAGTTTAAAAGAATTACTTGGCCATTATATGAACGAGGTCCATATTATACATGATCCGACTGTTATGGATTATGATGGATTACAAATGGCTTTAGTACCATGGATCGATGCTGATAATGAAGAACGATCTATAAAGTTTATCAAAGAATGTAAAGCCGACATTATGGCTGGACACTTTGATATTATTGGTTATGAAATGATGAAAGGCATCAAGTGTGAACATGGTCTAGATAGATCGTTATTCAAACGGTTCGAAGCCGTATACTCAGGACATTTCCATACAAAGTCAAGCCAAGATAATATAACCTATCTTGGAAGCCAAATGGAGTTTTTCTGGAATGACGCACACGACAACAAATACTTCCATATTCTGGACACGAGTACGAGAGAGCTTGAAGCTATTAGGAACCCTCATACTTTGCACCATAGGATTAGGTATGATGATAGTACTACTGATTATATGGAGTATGATTTAAGTCAAGTAGATAATAAATTTGTAAAAATAGTTGTAATAAATCGAAAAAATCAGTTTACATTTGATCGATTTGTTGATAGAATACAGAATAGAGATATACATGATTTAAAGATACAAGAAACATTTGACGAATTTATTGGATCAAATGTTGGAGATGATGAGATATCTCTTGAGGACACGACAGAATTATTGAATACTTATATAGATGGAGTAGAAACTGAGCTTAGTAAGGAACGTATCAAGAAGGATGTGTACAACCTTATGACTGAGGCTCAATCTTTAGAAATTGCATGATATTATTTAAGACGTTGCGTTATCGTAATTTTTTGTCGACAGGCAATCACTTTACGACGATAGACTTTATACGCAGTAAAACTACACTTGTTATCGGTCACAATGGTGCCGGTAAATCTACAATGCTAGACGCTTTGTCATACGCTCTGTTTGGCAAACCTCACCGAAATATTAATAAACCACAACTAGTTAACTCTATTAACAATAAGAATTGTGAAGTAGAAGTTGAGTTTAGTATAGGCAAAAGAGAATATAAAATCATACGTGGAATCAAACCAGGTAAGTTTGAGATCCATGTTGATGGCACGATGATTAATCAATCATCACATGCCAAAGAGTACCAGAAGATTCTCGAGCAAAACATTCTGAAGCTTAATCATAAAAGCTTCCATCAGATTGTTGTGTTGGGATCCTCCTCCTTCATTCCTTTCATGCAACTCCCTTCGCATCATCGGCGGGATGTTATCGAGGATCTTCTGGACATTAATGTATTCTCTAAAATGAATCAGATCCTAAAAGAAAAGCAAAGCATATTGAAGGATAATCTTAAGGATGTTGATTACGATTTAGAATTAGCTAAAGACAAAATTAACTTACAACAGAATTATATTAAAGAAGTTGAAGGTCTTGCTGATACAGAAGTTGAGTCTAAGACTGATGAGATAGATGAAGCACGTACTGAGATAGAAACACTTCAAGGTGAAAATACTAAACATACTCAGTACATAGAAAGACGCTCACGAGGTTTACAAGAAAAGATAAAAGATAGACACGATAAGAAACAATCTTTGTTACAATACAAAGCTGATTTCGATTCTAAGATACGAGCACTTGTAAAAGAATCTAAGTTTTATGAGAAGCATGACAATTGTCCAACGTGTGAACAAGAGATCTCAACAGAACTTAAACAAGAAAAACTAAAGACTGCTAAAGATAAGGCTGCAATATATCAAGATACTCTTATAGATCTGGCTAACGAAGCTGAAGCCGTGGAAATAGATCTCACTGATTTAGATAGTAGATCAGCCGATATAAGAGATAGAACAGCTACGGTTACTACTAATAATAATGCTATAGATAGTCTACAAAAACGTATTAACGTATTATCAAATCAGATCGATAAGATTAAAGGTACTGATGGTGATACGGCAAAGGCAAGAGAAGAACTAGCTAAGTTACAAGAACAACGTGAAGCACACTTTGAACATAAATTACGCATCAACGAAGATGTAACTTACAATTCGGTTATTCTTGAAATGTTGAAAGATACTGGTATCAAGACAAAGATTATTAAACAATATCTACCGGTCATTAATCAACTTACAAATCAGTATTTACAGATTCTAGATTTCTTTGTACATTTTAATCTAGATGAAAGTTTTACTGAGACTATTCGATCTCGTCATCGTGATAACTTTTCTTATGATTCGTTTTCAGAAGGTGAGAAGCAAAGAATAGATTTAGCTCTGTTATTTACTTGGCGTCAGATTGCCAAGATGAAAAACTCAGTAGCTACTAACTTACTCATACTTGATGAGACATTTGATTCGTCATTAGATCATGAGGGTGTGGGTAATCTAATGAAAATAATTTATGCGTTTGGTGAAGATACAAATGTATTTGTTATATCGCATAAAGGTGAAATCCTTGATGATAAGTTTCAAGCAAAGATGGAATTTATTAAAGATAAAAACTTTAGCAAGGTAAAATAATGTTGTACAATCTGTCAAAAATATTGTATAATAGTATTTCTAATTATGGAGTATATCATGGAACTAAGTGAACATACATTGCAAATTCTTAAGAACTATGCAGGTATTAATTCTAATATTGTTTTCAATGAAGGCAATAATATTCAGACTATTTCTGAAGCGAAGAATGTTCTATCAGCAGCCAGTACTGTTGAAGACTTTCCTCAAGACTTCGGGATCTATGACTTAAATGAATTTTTAAATGTCTTAGGTCTTGTTGATGTGCCTAATCTATCTTTCGAGAAAGATTATGTACTCATCAGTGATTCATCTGGTCGATCAAAAGTTAAGTATTTCTTTTCTGATCCGGACATGCTGACATCACCATCTAAAAAGATTGTAATGCCTCAGTGCGAAGTACAATTTACTTTAGATGCCAACACATTGAGTCGTATCAAACGTGCTGCGGCGGCTCTTGGTCATGACGAAGTATCGATTACGCCAGGTGATGGTGCACTTACTTTGTCTGTTGTTGATAGTAAAAATGCTACATCAAATACATTTTCTATTGATATAGCCGGTGATTATCCTGAAGATCCTTTTAACTTTGTTATAAGTATCTCTAATCTTAAAATTATACCAGGTGATTACAACGTGGCAATTTCGTCTAAACTCATCTCAGAGTTTTCTAATAATGAACTAGGCGTATCATATTGGATCGCTCTAGAAAAATCCTCAACATATGGAGAATAAAATGGCTAAAGAAGAAAA